CAATCCACTCAATCTTGTGCTTACGCTTATACATCCGAGCCTTGGCACGAAGTTCATCCACACTCTTCACATAGTGGTTGGTGAAGATGGGAGCCTCGGCCATCTTGTCCGTTGCTTCCCATACACGCTTCTGGTGTTCTGGTTTCATCATCCCATCGTGCAATCGCTTGAGAGGGACGGCAGCACAGGTTTGAATCATACGGTTAGCCAGAGACTTTGCTTGCATCTCAAATGAGAAGTATAGACCGGGCGTGTGGTGGGTGACAGCATTCTGCAACACAATGTTGAGGGCGAGGGCAGTCTTACCACAGGAGGTGGGTGCGGCAATGACCATCACCTCTCCGTTGGCTACACCACCACAGCTAAGTTTCTCATCTACTTGTGCTATACGAGTGGGCATGGCAGAGACCTCATAGGTTCCACTCACCATGGCCTTGTAGTCCTCTCTGAGGGCTTCTGCGGCACTTCTGATACTCCCGTCCCCCTTGCCGTCATCAACGTCTTGTAGGGACTGCAGGGCGGCTTCTAGCTTAGATGTCACAGAGTCTGCCTCTTCCTCCCCTTCCTCTGCTTCCTCAATGGCGAGGCGGCAATGACGGATGGTCTGGCGAAGCTTGGACTTCTCCTTCACTATTTTGGCGGCATACGTGGCGTGGGTTGAGGTCTCACAGGCTTCCTGGATTGTATAGATGGTGCTGATACCACCAACTTCCTTTTCATCACCATTGGAGCGCAACTGCTCTAGTAGTGTGATGTCGGACAACTCCAACCCCTTCCCCACAATCTCCCCTATGGTCGAGAAGATTGTAGAGTTGCGGGTGACGTAAAAATCAGAGGGCTGAATGACCTGCGACACTTCGTCATAGACGGATCCATCTTCAGATAGAAGACAAGACGCAAGGACAACAGTCTCCGACTCAAGTGAGTGCGGCTGAGTGTTCTTAGAGCTGGGCATACTAGCTGTTGTCGCGTTCTTCTTGATCCATTACGAACTCGCAAGCTTCACGCACACAAGCTTCGCCGTATGGGTAGGTCACGAGCGTCTGGCCGTGCTTGTTGTATAGGACAACAGACTCTGGCATCATGTCTGTGTCATACTCAAACTCAGAGTCTATGCCATTGTCTGTCATCCACGAAAGGAGCTGATCCCCCGTGCGTCTTCCAGGCTTCATGTGGACACCCGGAATCCAGTATTCATCTCCGTCACATAGTGAGCCGACGTAGTCATCTACGAAGCGTGGTCGTCCTGCGACAACTTGTAGACGTTGGACAAGGGTGTCTCCGTCCATCTTGTTGGCGGGGCCGTAAGGGTAGGTTGCTGTTCTGATAATCATGTTTATGTTTTGTTTTATGTTTTGGTTTATAGTGAAACTTTGTTGAGTTCCTCAAGGGCATCATAGCCTCTCATAAGTTTCTTGGCGTAGCTTTCATCCTTTGCTTCAGCTGTCAATGGGCAAGGCTCTTCGGTCATGTCTTGCATATAACCATAGCGGTGGGCGGTGCGAACGCTAACTGCTGCCCACTTGTTGGCTATATACTGACCACGGTATAGGGCTTCGGAGTAAGTGTTGTCACACTTCCTAGAAGTGTAGAAGTTGTTTGCAGCTTTGTCCCTGAAGTCTTGCTCCAGCTGTGTGCGTTCGCGCCTTGGTGTTCTGTGTGTGTCTTGTTTGTTCATGTTTATGTTTGGTTTGGTTTATAGGCTCGGAATGGTCTTCACCACCTCCGAGATAAGTTCGTTTTCTAAAAGCTCTGGTGGCATTGGTGACCTCCAGATAGAGGCGAGCATGAGGCACTTCGTATATGCGTCAAGACTAAAACCTTCGGATTCGTAAATTTCTTTTGCTGATGCAACGGGTGCGTCCATGACCCCCGTCTTCTCATAGTAGGCGGCAACCAACTTCTCAGCCTTAGCAATACCAATACCCTTCATCCCCTCAATGTTGTCGGTTGAATCTCCCATGAGCAACTGAACCAACCAATGGTGGTCTGCCTCACCCTTCGTAACCTCACGAGGCCAGTCGTCCTTGTTCCAGTTGTAGTGCCATCCGGGAACACCAAGTAAATCTTTATCTATGCTGCAAAGGATTGGGTTTTCAACCCGTCCGTTGGTGAGCATGATACCAAGCAGATCATCCGCCTCCAGTTGGTCGTGCTTGCACCAGCGAGAAGCATTCAACTCCTTGAGCTTGTCCATCAATGGGGCATAGAGAGGTGGCTTCTCACGTCTCCCGGCTTTGTAGTCTGGATATAAAACCTTGCGGAAGTTGTTGCGTCCCGACACCACCAGGTAATGCTTCTGTGCGCGGCAAGCAGAGACCACACTTTGTATGGTAAACTCTACCATCTCGACAAGGCTTTTGAGACCCGTGCCGGTTGACTCAGCCTTAGCCGCATGGGAGTAAGAGATAAGTTCAAGATCAATGAGGGCGGTTTTGGTATTTGTTTTTAAGTTCATAGTTTTGTTTTAGGATTAGTTAGTTTCATTATTGTGCTTACCTCTTTCTCTCTCCCGAAGGTTGTAGGCGCGTTCTGTCGCCTCGTTGTTCAATGCTTTCGCATCTACAGAAAGAGCAGTCCCATACGGGATTTGAACCCGCATCTCCAACATTAAGCTCATCGATCCCAACTAGTGGCCTACTAGTCGGCTTATATCGATTTGCGCTGGTGTTTTACCCGTTAAACTAATGGGGCACAATGAAAATTTGAAAGAACTATGGTCAATCCATAGGGTTATTTATGTATGGTCAAGTAAAATCTTTGTTGTTTTGCGTATCATTTCCGTAGATGGTCAGAAAAGATCCAGCGGCCTCGTCATTGGGGCCAACTTGAATGCTATTGAAAATTGGGTTCCAGTCAGGATTAGCGGACTGGATGCTTACTTTTGTTGGTATTGTTTTCATAATGCTTGAAGTTTGTATTTAGTTCCATCGACTACTACGACTTTACCGTCACAGGTCTTGGCTGAGCGTGGAGTTCCTTGCTTTTTGCCATCACTGTTCTCGTAGTAAGTCTCGTTACCTTTGGCATCATACTCATACTTACACCAGAAGCCATTACTGTCCTCTAAGTAAGTCACGTAACCGCCGGCATCACGCTCATACCTACACCAGAAGCCATCACTGTTCTCGAAGTAAGTCACGTAACCGCCGGCATCACGCTCATACCTACACCAGAAGCCATCACTGTTCTCGAAGTAAGTCAAGTTACCATTGGCATCTTTAATCCTGATAGGAAAGCTAAATGCAATCTCTAGTTCTTTATATGTTTCACTTAGTTTTTTCATGGTGTTTCTTTGTTTTATTGGTCTTGTATGGTGGATGAATTAAGATTTAGGGCAAGTTATTTGTATGGTCAAGAAGAAACGTCCTAGTTTCTAAAGAAACTTTGGTCCCTTGGTCTCAATCAAATCGGTGAGTCCTGTTGTCCAGACATAGTTTCACCCATTGGAATCCTTATTTAATTGAAGGGTCGCAGTTAGCCAAGAACACCTCTCTGGGCATCTTGAATCCTATGACTCTTTTCTTCCAACCCTTGTTCCCTTTCATTGGTATCTCCAGCACATCGGCTACTGATTTTGGAAGCCCTATGCCCTTGGTTAGCAGAAGAAGTAGGTTGCGCCTGTCGATGGTTACGTGCTTGTCCGTGGATTTTGATATGCTCCGATATAGCTCCCTGCGCTTAATATCTCTCTTGGTCTTGCAAGCAAACTTTTTGCGTCCTAAGTTTTGCTTGCTGCCCTTCATGTGGAACTCATCTTCCACTTCCCCTAGTGCCTGTATTATTGATTCTAATGATCCAGAAAACCACTCCCCTTGTTTTTGGTTGGCCTTTAACTTAATGTGCATTAGTTGCTCTACGCCCCTTGCGTGCTGCCTTGTTTTGTAACGAACCGAATGGACTAGCTTCAACTTTGTAGGGTTTCCAACTTGTAGGTCTTTTATCCTTCGTTCCGGCCTGTCGGCTAGTCCTATTTTGTGGTATTCGCCACATTCAATAATATATACGTGCATTTGATTTCGTCTCCAGTTCGAGGCTTGTTATCTTTAGATACGGTTTCCCCTATAAGCGAGGGTGAGGTCACTTTGATGAGGTCTTAAATCTCATTGCCGGAAAGTCCTCGTTTCGGTAAACGTTACTAAGAGGGTATCAGCGTATCCTAGTCTCCAGTGTCGATGGCCGTTAGAGCTTCGTCTAGGTTTCCCCTGCGTAGAGAGCGGGATAGCTTTTCCTGTCCTTTCGGATGGTTAAACTCTACGTCTTTTGGTTATGGATCGCTTTAGCTTTCGCTAACTTCGGTTTATCGTGCTACTCCGAAAACGTGAACCTTGTTGCATGTCCTGACTGTATGGGCATAAAAAAAGACCCCTTCCATGTCGCGCTAGAAGAGGCCTTAAAATGCTTGTAGAAACAAGCGGCAAATTGGTCTGATCCGTCGCGACACGGTAGCATTGCTGCTATGATTGAATGTATTAAATAAGTTTCTTAAACTTGTCAAGCATTATAACACACTACCTTGCGCTCGCGTCACCATAGCTCCCCTTGAGCCGTAAAGGGGCTATATTGCCGCTTCCATGGATAGCGAGACACCTACCGGGCGCAATGAGCGTGAAGCCGCTCACGGCGAACTCAGGCGCATCAATCTCTGTCACGTGGTAAGCAGAGTGCATCTGCTCTTCTGACAGGTGCGGGTTGTCCTTTCGGTATTGCTGTATGGTTTTCATTTCTTGTTTGTGATTCCTTTCTTAGTTTTGTAGTATTGCGCCCTAGTCATGCCGACTTGCTCGCAAGCATCCTTTACCGTCATCCCCTTTGCCTTCAGCTTATTCACATCCTTGACCATTTTGTGAGGGTCGAGACCTAAAGTTTTGAGATGGGTTGTGCCGGGCTTTACGGT